AACCCAAATATTTGAGTCTGGAAAACTTTCAACTACAGATCTAATTGAATATCTTAGTTCTTCGTTGATTCCATCTTTACATATATATACAAAGTCCATGTTTCCTCATTATAAAAATTAAGAAAGGCGAACTTATTTTTAGTAAATTCGCCCTTCCTAATTAACTAACTACTTCTTTTTAGCAGCAGCCTTCTTCTTTGCTGGAGCCTTCTTAGCAGGTACAATCTTGCTAAGTGCATCTGAAACAGCACCAGTATCTGGCAGTACGCCAAATGACTTATCGTTTGGATTGAGTGCTCTTAATGCAACTGGTGCAAGAGCAGCAACTAATGCAGCCCAAAGATCTTTAGGATCTGTTACGCCAGCCATGTAAAGTGCAATTACTGCGCCAAGAACAGATCTACCGTATGATGCTAGCATTGCTTTATTTTTATCGTTTAGTATGTTATTCATTATTCCTCCTAGGATATAACTCGTGTTATCGTTGTGAAGCCAATCCATAGACCAATAATTCCTGCGACTCCCGCAAAAACTGGTGGTGCTGGAACTGGCAATTTGAATGCTGCGAACACGACACCGCACCCAAAACCTGTTAGTATAGAAAAAAATATTTCTTTCATTGTTTAATCCTTTGTTATATTTTCTGGAAGTAATTCCATAAGTTTTTCTGAGTAATTGTTGAGTCCCTGACTTTTTAATTCTTCTGAAACTTCTTTAATTGTTTTCTGAGATGTTTCAATATATTCAAATGCCCAATCTCTTGAATCAGACAAGAATTTTATAAAGTTTTCTTTATGTATTCCATCTTCAGATTGGCTATCAATACTTTTATTTTGAAATATTACTTCTTTCAGCCCTTCGTTTTCAAGAAATAACTTTGTTAAAGCGAGATTACATTTTTTTAATTTATCAAATAAAGCCAGGTATGCGACACTAAGCGATATTGACATTGTTGCAAAAAATATTAAAAGACCAGTTCTCATACTATCTATTGTACTCTATTCTATCCATTATTAAAAGTCTTCATCTTCAATGTCAAATAAATCTAAATCAGATAATTCGCTTAGTCTTGAAGCAAAAAACAAAGAAAAGGCGATGCTCGCTGATATTAATGTTAAAATTAATATAATTATTCTTTTTTTCATTTTGCTATTGTTCCTCCACATCTTAAACATGCCATGTAAGATTTACCAGTAAAGGGGCAAGATCCAGCATCAACTAGGTTATGGTTTTTAATCTTACAAATAAAATATTTTATAATATGTTTTATCATTTTACTACCTCTCTAGTCACTAAAACTATAGCGCCACATTGCTCTAAAGCCTTTTTTAATTTTACAACATATTGCAATGCTGCTATTTTTTCATCATGGACCATATGTAAAAACTTTTTCTCATCTAATTTTAACGTAAGAAAGTGTTCATTGTCAATAATTTCTACTCCAAAATTTTTAGGTGCATGGATAGAGTGAACTGCGTTTTTCATTAAATCTGTGTACATCATTTATTCCAATACATGTAATCGCTACAGATGCCTGCAGGCAAAACATTAAAATCTTTTAAATTAGGCATATCTAAGTGTACCAAGATTGACTGAGAAGATACTTCTTTTTCTGGGTAGGTCCAAATATATTTTGTATTGGTCAGGGTATAGTCATCACTATTATGATAAAAATAGTTAACCTCTTGGAATTTTGATAAAAATGTTAGTGCTTCTAAGTTTTTGCAATGAAACCATCCACGACTTCCAATTTGATTAATAAAAAATTCATCAATTTGTGTTTTTGGTTTATCATGACCTAAATATATTAAATTATTAATAACCCATATGTCAATTTCAACATCAAATCCTTTTTGCAATGCCAACAAAATTGATTTAACTGTATTTTCATTTTCTGGATCTGGACCATTAAGATTGCCCCTATGTGAAATTTTTTTCATTTGTTTTCTTTTTTTAGCAAAGGATTGTTACTATTAAAAATAATATTTTCATTTTGTTTTTTAATTAAATTACTAGTTAAAACATGTGCATTTTTAATTGCATTTTCTACGGTATTTTGTTTATATATTCCATAAATAAAGGATGCTGCAAACATATCTCCAGCACCTAAAATATTAACATTGAGTAAGTATAACTCTTTAGGCACTGTAAACTTTTCTATTATTTTACCATCGGAAAATAAACTACCATTTGGAGAATGTAATATTGCTCCTTTTTTTGCAAGATTGCCATAAAATTTTACATCGTATTTTGCATCATCATCTGAAATAAAGAAATAATCAACTAATTTTATTAAATTAAAATCAAAATCCATTGAAGAACAATCTGCAAAAATAATTCCATTTAAATTTTTTAAAAAACTAATATCTTTTAAATCATTGATATATGCAATATGATACATATTAGAGTCATAATGTTTAAAATCAAAATCATATTTATTCATTACTGAATTGCAAATTCTTTCATTACTATATTTATCAATATATATAAGTGATTCGCCTATAGATAATGGATGAATATTAATTGAAATTGTTGGATCAATTATAGATAAAGAACGCCAGCAATTAGCAACCCCACCCAATAAACTTGTTTTAGTTTGAGTATCATAAACCCTATCAATCATTAAATGACCATACATCGTTATATCAGTTTTCACTATGCATCCTAACATAAAACTCTAAATCATCTGGAGTTCCAACATTCCATATTTCATTTGAAGAAAATGAAAATATTTGTTTATTGTCTATAATTGCTTCATTATATACTGGTGCAACATAAAACTCATTATTAATTTTGATTTGTTTATCTATCATCTGCTTTGCATAATAAACGTAATCCGAACCTTTTGACCAATAATATATTCCAGCCGTTGCATCATTACTTATTTGTTTTTTTTCTGCAACTTCACTAATTAAACCTAAGTCATTCATTTTCACATAAGACCATTGTGTTCCTTCTGCTTTAAATGTAACAATTGCTCCATCTAAATTATTTTTTATAAAATTTTTAAAATTTTCTGCATTCCATTCAATAATTTGATCAGAATTAAAAATAATTAATGGCTGATCATTATCAATTAACTGTTCAGCAAATAATGTAGTTACTGCTGCTCCATTTGTTTTATCTTGTATTGTTATAATTTTACAATTTGGAGTAATAGAATTTAATATATATTCTAAATTATATTTATCATAATGTTCTTTTTGAACTATATATATATAATTTCCATAAATGTCTAAACTTTTTGCAGCATGCTCAATCATTGGTTTGCCAAAAATATCAATTAAAAATTTAGGAGTTGTATATCCAGAATCAATAAATCTTTGACCACTACCAGCCATTGGAATTAAAATGTTCAATTTTTTTCTCCTATATTTTTTAAATTTAAAATCGCATTATCAATATTTAAATTAATATTTGGAATACTAACATATGTTTGATTTTTTAAAAAAGTAATTAAGTTATAAACATAGTGTAGTTGTTCTGTATTTTTTTCAACTATTGATCCATCTATTGATAAAATATCTAAAATAAGTGGCGTAGTGAGTTCTACTATAAGTGTATTCTTTTGCATAAAGATAGCATTAGTAAGTCCAGAACCAGTTACAGACACCAATGTTTTTACATTATAAAAATAATTAATCTGTTCTTTAAAATTTTTAAAGTCTTCCGAATAAACGATTTCAAATCCAAGGTCATTAAAATATTTTTCTATTTTATTATTATCATCAATTCCTCTATTATCTTTTCTAGATAAATATACATTTTTATATGGCTTAATGTTTAAATCATTTATACTATTTTTATAAAAATTAAAAACTATTTCAGGAATATTAATTCTGCCATTTGGGAAGGAGTTAACAGTAAAAAAATTATTTGCATGTATAACTGTATCTTTGTTGCATTTAATTAATTCATAGTTAATGTTATTATTTTTTAAAAACTCAATAAAAAAATTATAAAATGAACAATTTTCATAGTCAGCAATTTGTGAAATATCAAGAACAAAAATACAATCTTTTATTGTTTCATAGTATCCAAATAATATACCTAAAGAATCATTGTGAAAATGATAATAGTTTGGATCTAATGAAATAAATATTTTTTTCCTTGGAGAAACAAATTTTAAAAAACCTTCAGTTGTTGTTATTGTCTTGCTAATACTTGGAGATAATAATGGATTTATTAGATTATTAATTTTTATTTCACATATATCTTTATTAAATTCAATATCTGAATTAATTAATGATTGTTTTAATATAGTTGCTGTCATTTTTCTTCCATCGTTAAAGATGTCCAAATATCCGACCAGTCTTTTTTAGTTTTATGCTTGTTAAATTCTTTTGAAATTTCTCCAGTTTCAAGATAAACTCCACCCCAGACTCCCCACTCTTTTCCAGAAACACCGTTTGCAAAACATGTTTTTCTAACAGGGCATTGCTTACAAAGTGTGTCAACGTTAGGTCTAATGCCTTCATCATCTTCATATTTATCAAAATATAAATTTGTTTCAAGACCTAAACAGGCAGCCTGATCTTTCCATAAATGCTGCTTCAAAATTACTCCCTATACTTATTTGGAATATCCCAACCATTACGACCTGGCTTGTATATTTTATGTAAGTACCATTTATCTTTTACCCTAATTCCATTAACAGATGTTTTTGCCATATCTGATTCTTTTAGATCAATGACATCCCACCCATCCCAAACAAGATTCTTATTTTTATTTATAATCTTGTCCATTGTGTTTAAACTTCTAATAATCATATACTCTCCTAGTACCTAAAAATTCCAACTTCAATATTTTTTGATTCAGCATTAGAAACTAATCTAGATTTTGACTCATTTGGCTTGCTTAAAAAAGCAAAATAATTTATTTGGCTCATGTTTGTATCAAGCCATGAAGGTGCTGTATTATAAAACTTAATTTTTTTACCTCTAGCCTTCATGCCACGTTCAGACAAATTAGAAAACTCTGAAACAAAATTATTAACTCTTGCTGGACCAACAGAATAAATAATAAACTCTTTATCGTCTTGTTTCATTCCAGACATGGCAACACTCATTGCACGTAGAAAAACGTTATAATCGTTAAACTCCGTTGTTCCCTGAACTGCCACTATCATTTGATTCCATCCCTTTTCTTAAATCATCTAATATTAATAACATTTTGCTTAAATCTTTTTTTGGCAAATTTTGAATATCTAATGGTTCTACAGTGCTTTCATCTACCCTTCCATTAATAGCGTTAGCAGTATAAAACACATTATCTAATATCCAATATGCCCTACCCTCAGTTATTACAACCTTTAACATATTTTTTTGAACATGTTTTTGAGACTGTGTTATAACTTTTGGCTTTTCAAACATTTCTTTTGGAATAACATCCTTAACCATTTCATAGATATTGCTTTGTCTATATCTAATCTTTGATAAAAACCTTCCTCTTTTTTTGTTTGATATTTTAATTATAGACCATGACACAACGAATGTCAAGCCCACAACTAACAAGTATTCCATATTTATTTTTACTTAGATTTCTTTGCTGGTTCTTGTGTTGAACTCAAAATAACAGAATTAAGTTTATTTATCTCAAGTTGTAACTTTAACAACTCTAACTCTGTATCAGATAGTTTTTGTTTATAAAATGTTATTAGTTGAACTAATTCATTTTTATCTAAATTTTCCATTTGCCCCCCTATTTTTTTAGATCAAAGGCAGTACCCTGCCAAATTTTTTCTACCTTTTTCTTTTCTCGCTCTACAATTGCACGACTCCAAGTAAATCCTGCATCTCCACCCCAGGCATCCCACATAATTCTTCCATTAGATGGAAACTCTGGACCAGAGTAAAATCCTTTACCTTTTTTATCTACTTCATGACGTGAAAAGAAAGAAAACATTCTTTTAACAGTATCAAGAGACATTGACCTTCCAGCAACTATATCCGTTGCTCTGCCCCAACCAACTGGGGTTCCAGCACCAGTTGCTTTGCCATCAGCCTTCCATTTAAGTGCACGACGTGCAGCAGACTTCATGCCATCATTAGGTGAGTATGTATCAGCCATTATTTATCCTTCTTTGCATGTTTTACCTCATATGGTCCAAGAATAGATTTAACTGTACCGTTTTTATTCATACGAACAATCATTCCATTTTTAATTTGTGTTGAGTTAAAAGATCCTGACTTTTTCTTTGGCATTATTTTGTAAACCTTTTTGGATCAAAAGACCCATCCCAAATACTTTTTGTTGTATTTTGTGAGTCTGATTTATACATGCCACCACGACGTTTATATTCCTGCACTACCCATGAATTAGCAACTGCAGATGGATAAACATCAAACTTATCTTTTGCTTCTTGAACCACTCTTGCATAAAGTTGTGGATTAGAAGGTGTTGATCCACCTCTGCGTGGCTTAATAAATTCGCTATAATTTGGTTTCTTTGCTTTTTCCATATC